GTATTATTCCAGCAGCAATGCTGAAGCAAGGGTCGGGGATGACAATTGATAGCTTCCAGCTATCTATGGCGCTATCATTTGGGATAGTCATCCTCTTAGGAATAACTACTTTCCTTCTTCTCCTTGGGGGCTCACGTGCCCTTAATGGAGATTCCAAATCCCTACTTTATCATGCGAGCCGCGCTCGCCATGAGGTTGGTGACTTCGGGGGAGATCGACCCCGGAGAGCCGCTGGCAGATTTATAGCATCCGCTATTAATGAAGCCCGGATCGAATTCGGCCTCGTTACGGAATGCGAGGCGAATCGACTCATGGTGAGAAAGTTCCTCAGAGATAAGATGAAAGAGCATGGTGTGAGGCCGACCCATATTGCCTTGCACCTGGACACTGCTGTTTCACTTTTCTTTGTGCCTTTGGATCGGGATGTGCGCAACCGTGCACTCAGGAATACTCCTGCAGTGAAAGCGCAATTCCGTGCCTACCGTCTGGCGGACTGGAGTTGGCTCCCTTATTGGGGGTCGACCAGGTCCGACTGATGGGGCCCAAGGTGCGTACTAGGGGTGGACTCCGTCAAAACGAGAGCCCCCATCCACCCCAACTTGGTAGTACGCAGGACCGTGGGACTCTCATCAAAGCCCCGGAGGACCTTTATTATTGACGGTGCCTCGCCGCCAGTAAAATTCCGGGTGCATAACAACTCCATTGTGAATCTCGAGAGAGCTGTCAATGAGCGCGTTTTCCAGGTGCAGCTGAATGGCTGCTTCCGGGAACCACCCAGGCCACAGAGCTCCGATTTCTTTGCCGGTCGCCTTTTTGGCTTCCGTAAACTGTTGGGACGCCACTTGTTCTCGACCACCCCTATTACCTACGAAGCGTTCGTAGGTCTGTATAGGGGTCGCCGACAGGTGGTTTACCAACAAGCCGCTGATTCCCTTTCGCGGGGGGAAACACTTACCCAGCGGGATGCAGAGATTCGTTGTTTTGTGAAGGCAGAAAAGGTTAACTTTTCCGCCAAGAGCAATCCCGCGCCGCGTGTGATTCAACCACGATCACCGCGTTACAATGTTGAGGTTGGGCGCTACCTTAGGCCCATTGAGGAACGCATCTACCATTCAATTGCTCAAGTTTTTGGTGAACGTACTGTTTTTAAAGGAATGAATGCGGTTGAGCAGGGAAGGTGTATGAGGGAAAAGTGGGAAAGGTTCAGATCTCCTGTGGCTGTGGGTCTTGACGCGTCTAGGTTTGACCAGCACGTCTCGCCGATGGCCCTTAAGTGGGAGCATGCGATTTATTTGTCAATTTATCGCGGAGATCCGTTCCTCCGGAAGCTTCTGTCTTGGCAGGTCCAGAACCGGGGACGCGGTTACTGCAAAGACGGTCGTTTGAAGTATAGAGTTGATGGTTGTCGTATGAGTGGT